TCATAACTCAAGTACAACACAAGGCCGTATTTGCACAGTTCCTTGCCAAGCTGCATCACAAAGCTGCTCTTTCCGCTGGCACTGGCACCGCTGATGAACCAGGAGGCATTCTCCGCAGGGAACCCGAAAGGCTTGTTCCATTTCTCACCCCACGGCAACGTCACCCATTTCTTGGCGGCTATGTCTTTCGGACTATATGCTCGTTTCATGGCTCTTTTTCTATTGATTCAATCCTATATTTCAGAAACCCTTTGATGATATGCGGAGGATGGTGTATCGGGCAGAATTGCCCTACGTGAAGCCCCCAATACGGGACATAAGCATCTTTCCATATTTCATTTTGAAATGGTCCGGCTTCCTCCACAAGACCACCTTCATTTACTTTGAGCCATAACAGGTCTTGACCTTTGTCCTCTAAAACTATCTTAACCATCGCCTATGCCATTTTAAGTTTCTCTATCTCGGTATATACTCGCCTCAGCCCTCCGCGTGTCTTGCGTACAATCTGCGCTATATCCGCACCTGCCGGGGCATTTACTTTAGCCACCGTCCGAGCTTGGGCATTCAAAAACGCCTCACGCTCCTTGCCGTCATCAGGTGTCACCTTGCTGTAACGGTCTCCATAACGGCTCAACATCTCGGTATAGCCCACTTTCTTACATTCTATCGAACGGTTGATCTTTTCTTTCAAACCATCCGCACCCATCATATACCAGGCACAACTGCGTTCGGTGGCATTCCACAAAGCCTTCAGCTCAAGGAACGCCTCATACTGCAAATCCCCGGCCTCGTCCAAAATAATAAGCGGATTCTCAATGGAACGGAGGTAATAAGTCAAATCCTCGTATACATCGCTATATTTACCTTTGGCATCCACTCCGAACTCCGCAGCTATCTTACGCACCAGCTTCAGCTTGGTCTTCACCTGCGAGCAGTCGATATACACGGCATTCTTGTGGTTCTGCACATAATACCTTGCGGTAAAAGTCTTTCCGATGTTTGGAATGTCGCATAGGATAGCCGACAGGCTCGACTGCTGGGAGAACTCCAGCTGGGCGGTTATATACTCGAACGTGGCGGTCTTGGCAACCTTCCACTCCATATCGGCACGGAGGCCCACACCCAAACGACGGGCTATACTTATCCAGTTGGCATCACTAAGGGCTTTATCCGTCTGTCCGTTCTTAATGGCACTGTACACCGATGTGCTGATGCCAAGGGAGGCGGCATGTTTTGCGTCACTCGGATAGTTCGCACGGTTGGCAGCTATCGCTCCCAAAATCTTCTGTTTTTGCGCTTCTGTAATCATAATTCAAACGCTGTTATAATGTTATTCTAATCGTATTCTTACATATCTCCAATAGCCATTGCCGCCATATTGGTCGGCTGCCATTCGTAAGCTTCATCGGGTTCTTCAGGAACAGGTGCCGTAGGTAATACAAGGCTTTCCGTTTCCTCATCTTCTTCCTCACGTTGGACCGGTGCCACACCTACCTGACCGATAGCGTTATCACGTACCCATTTGTCAAAGTGACTCATTATCTTTGCCTGTTCCGTATAAGCTGCCTTATCTTCTTCGGTCTGTTCCGCCATTACACGGCTATAAGTCACAACCGGGCGCACCTTGTCGATATAGCGGTCATTCTGATACAGGAACACATCGGTCGGTTTGCCTTCCTCATCCGGCAAATAGAAAGCCGTCACCTTGCGGTTATTAGGCTCCAACTTCTCAAGAACCTCCGGACCACTCAGCCACCAGTCAGCGTACGCCACACGTACCGTACTGTTCCGTCTTACGCTTGTTTCCACCCTCTCGCCGATATAACGGCTCAGGGTCAGTTTGTCAAGCGGGCGCAGAGTCGGGTTGATCCTCGCCACAAGCACATCCCAGCGGGTCATACCCGGATATTTCTTCTGGTTGGGGTGCAGCGTGTTGTTCCACTCCGCACAGTCCCGGCGGTCATCGGCCACAAGTTCCTCAAACGTATAATATTTCCGATCCTCGTAAGTATGGTTCCCACTGTCGCTGATTTTCTTCTGATCCACACGCCGTGCCCCTTTACCGTACCAACGACCCACCCCTTCATGGTTCTTATGGGCGATAGTTGTCTTGAATGCGCCGTTCAACGGTTCGGCATATTTGTCCTGAGAGTTCAACGGTGCACAAAAGCGCACAAACTTGAACACCTCACCGGCTTTCAGGAAGCCCTCCTTGTACTTGCTCATCAAATGCTGCTCCACCTCGATACCGGCAGGCATCCCCCACCCGTTACGCTCAATCAGGCGGAACATATCCCGGAAACAGGCAACCACAAGGGCTTCGTCTTTATCACGGCCGTAAGCAAGCCCCACACGGCACTGGCTCACCATATCGTAGGCATAATAAGCATGTACGTATTCACCACCCTTCATGCGACGCGGAAGATCCACGTCATCCATCGTAATCTGGGACAAGGAGAACTCTCCACTGTGGCGGTGCATGTGTGGCATTTGCTCGTGGTAGAATTCCGACCACCCACGACGCTTTTTCTCTATGAGTACCTGGTTGGCCGGCTTGTTCAAGATGTTGCGAATGGTACTTTCGCTCAGTTCTTTCGGATCACCGTTCTTATCCGTAAAATCGTTATGGTTGAATATTTCCCCGGTTTCCAAATCCCATACCTCCAACTCACCACACACAAAGGAGATATACATCTCGTGTACGTCACTGCCATAAGGCTGGTTCGGCAGCACCGTGATGCTCAGCACGAGACGCTCGGTCTTGTAATCCACTTTCCTCGCGCACTGGTTACCGAACTTTCCACTGATAAGGCACTCATAACCGTACTGCTTGTACTCGTTCACCTT